TTCATCAAAACCTAAAAGTTCATCTTCAATATCTCGTCTTGCGGCTCTAGTAACTTCAGCACCTTTTGCTCTTTCAGCACGTCTTAGTGTTTCTTCACCCGCCTCTTGTCGTTCTATTTTCTTTTGAATAGCAGTACCAATGATAGGTATACCACCCAATGTTGCAGCAGCCAGTTTAAGTGGTTTAAATTGTTTTATTAAATCTCTAAATCCTAATTTTGCTCTTAATAATGGTCCTGCAATTTCACCTAATTCTGAAATAACAGGTTCAATAACTTTGACCATATAAGACGCTTCGGTATCTGTAAATCTACCTTTATCAACACTACCAGGAAGTTCTCTTAAAAAGGCGTTATATTGTTCTATAATATCTTTTAAATATGTAAAGTCATTATCTGCAATTGAATCTAAATCACCTTGAAAGTTTTGTACAACTGACACGGCTGCTTTAGATATACCCTCTCTAGTAATAAAGTCCTGTCCTAATTTGTTTTCTTTTTGTATTTGTAAAGAGTAGGACTGAGCGGCTTCTGAAATAGCAACTGTATCTTTATCTTGTTTTTTCTTTTGCTCTTGTAATAGTGATTGAAAGTCTGCCATTTAATTACTTCTTATCGTCTTTTTGCATTTTAGGTCCTGTACCTGCATATAAACCAAACCAAGCAGCACCAGCACCAACAACAACTGATACTAAACCAGCCTGTGCGTTATTTGGATCTGGTAATGCCATAAACCAAACTGTTACTTTGTATAATAGATAAATGTATGTTGTAATGAATATTCTTGGAAATATTCTCCAAGCGTCTATCGCTTTTGCTAAATCTATTACGCCTTGATATTTGTTAGGACTTTTAGTTGAAGTATCTACCTCAACCTCAAGTTCTATTTTTTTCTTAATAGTGTCGTCCATTTTAACCTCTTTGTCTCTCTCTTAACTTTTGATTCTCATCTTTAATATGTTGTATTAACATATCAACGTATATTTCCCTTTCCCACGGTAACATATGTTCTAATTCTGTCAATGAATATTTATGATGTTGCATTAACAGAAAGTTCACACGATAATAATTTTCAAGGTTTTCGTGTGAAAGGGTAATTAAAAAAAATCGGAAGCACCATTAAAGATCAACGAAAACTTTTTATTAGTCTTAGGATTTTGATATTCAATTTTATGTCTTAATTTAGGCATATTGTTGAAAAACTCCATCAACTGTTTATATTGTTTTTGCGTTAAACTATTAACATACTCGTCAATTTCTTCTTCGGTAATGTTATTGCGATCATATACGTCTTCACCTTTATAGATGGACACTATAGAATCTTTCAAAAGACCAAATGTATTTTCTATTTCAGACTTACTTGATGTATAAGAATTTATTGTTGGATATCTCAACACAACACCGTAGCCTTTTTCAAACTCTATTGTGTTGTTAGGTTTTATAGAAGTATCAACTTTAACATCTTCTAAATTTAAATCATATTCAACAATTTCTTTTTCATCATCTGGACATTTGAGTCTTAACTTAATTACCTCACCAACTGACTTACCTCTAATCTTTAAATATAAAAATTCAAAATCAAAGATAGGTAGTTTTGAAACATCAATCTTATCATACACACACGCTTGAACCGTATCTATGACCGATTGTCTAACTTCATCATCACTATCACTCTCTAATGCCATTAACATAACCTTTTCCTCTTTTACAAGAAATGGTCTGTATGTAATGGTTTGATTATTAGAGGGCAACTGACAAGTATATTTAGGAACCTCATTTATTGGTAACGCCATTATATTTCACTCCTTTTGTATTATGTATTAAAAGAATGGTGGAAATACCTTACCACCAAACACTCTCCCAATTGGGAATCTTGTTTTAATTTGATTGATCACATCACGGCCTGCTCTTCTTACTTCAGGTGGCAACTTACTTATGATGTCGCCTAAAGGACCTTGTAAATATCTAGGATCTTTTATTTCACCTACGCCGTCTATGTCTCCTTCAAAATTTGTATCCTCTTGTGTTCTTAAATTTGCATTTGATCGCCAATATCTATAATTAAATGTAATAGGTTGATTTGCAAAAGCATTTGCTTGACTATATGCTAAATTAACTGCACCTACAGTTTTAGGCCAAGCCTCAATTAATTCTACGTAATAACCTGATAAAGTTAATGTCGCCAAAGGACCTGTTGTCATACCTTCTTTACCTGGAATAGTAGTGTTAGTTGCTTCATTTCTATTTTCGTGTAATGGAAATATTAAAACTCTACCAACATATTCATCATAAAAATTTAAATTATAAGTTCTATTGTTTATAACTAGATTTTGCCACGCCTCAAATATTACTCTTTCTGATAATTCAGAGTCTAACATAAAGTTTAAATTCATAGTGCCAAATTCAACACCACGAGCAATGTTTCTTTCTGGTCCGTAATATTGATTTGCTGCTGTATCAGTAATAGTTCTTTCTGGTAATTGTGCTTCTGAACAGAAGAAAAATAATCTTTCTCTTAAATCTAATTCTGTACTTTTTAGAAATTGAAAATCACTTTGATATTCTGTATATTCAAAACCTCTAAACAATTCATCATTAAAAGTTTTAGGAAATTCTAATACTACTAAAAACTTAGCAGGTCTGTAAAGTCCTTCAGCGCCAGAGATCATTGATCTAAATTGATTTACTGAAGTTTTACGATTTGCTTTTTGTTCTAATCTTTTTCTTGCTTGTTGTGGATCAAAACCTTTATCTCTTGGCAAGCCAATTCTTATGTCAAATGGTCCTGGTATTGGTAATCGTTGTCTAATTATAGCCATTAAATAAATTTCCTACTGTCTGAATAAACAACCGCTTCACTTGCCTTTTTAAATCTTTGTACAGGAAGATATATTGCAATCGCTGCTTCATTCATATTTATTCTGAAAAATCCCGTTTGTACATATGAATACAAGTATTTCTTAATCGTTGGTTTTACTATTCTAATGTTTTTTACATCACTATAGTTTACATCAAATTTTGTCTTACTATCAAATTTAGTGTCGTCAGCAAACTGTTGCATACGTTCTAATAGTCTAAATCTTAATAAAGGTGGTAGATAATGAAAGTTCATACCTAAAAATCCACCTGAAATTGGTTCTAATGGCAATACTAATGGAAATATGTCGTAATAAGGTAAGGTCTTTCTTAACTTTGGATTATAACCAAATAGATTAAGTCTACCTACACTAGGTCTACCTTGTAATTTGCCTTGTCTGAATAATTCAGCAGCTGTAGTACCACTAGCAATCTTATTTACTTGCGTTCTATACCAAGTAGCAGATCGGTCAGTATCACCTGCTTTTAGTTTAATTGTATCAAATACACTTGCCATATCATATATTTATGACAATTTAAAAGGTCTTTAGATGATCTTCGGTAAGTATTTTAAATGACATATTGTGTTTTTTACACCAAGCAAACGCTGTTGCCCACTTACGTCTATTTGTTTCGTAAGTTAATAATGCCCTTTTGTAATATGTTGATTTTATTTTCCCAGGTTGTGGTTTTTTTGTCTGATATTTTGGTTTTATTTCTACTAAAAACTTTTTATAAGTTTTATTAGGCTGTATAACTTTCATATAGAAGTCAGGAAAATATCTGTGTGGTCTATCATCTACACCTCTATAATAAATTGATAGTTCTTCACTACCCCATTCAATAACTTCTTTTGTTCTATCACAATAATTCATAAAACGTTTCTCCCAAGAGGAACGATAAACTATGTTGTTTACATTACCTTTATACTTTTGAGGGTTCAAGGGTTTAAATAAACCCTTGTACGCTCTTCTATCAATATTAGGTAATTTTTTAATCTTCATCACTTATAAATTGTTTTGATAATGTTTCGTCATTATATAAATCAGTAAATGTTTTACCATTTGCTAATGGTCCTTTATCAAACAATATCATTTTGTTTAAAGGATAGTCCTCTTGCATAGCTCCTGAAGCTGGTAAACAACCATATAAGACTAATTGTTTTTTATTAACAATTTTTAAATCTTCTCCCGTAACTCTGGTTTTTAATTTTTTAGTATAATTTTCCCATTCAGTTCTACCATTATCAATAATCAATCTAAAACTTTCAGCTACATCTGAAGAAGATATTTCACCTGGATGTAAAACAACTCTTAACTGTTTAAAATGAGGAATGTGTGTTGCTAAAAAGTCTGCTTTATAAACAGCGTCTTTGTATGACTTTGATAAAGTATTAGCTGAACAAACATAATAAAATATACCATTACCTTGTTTATGACCATCTGGTTTATAATCATCAACATACTTCCATTTTTCCATCCATAATTTTGCTGATTTATCATCATAACTTATTCTAGTTTCATAAGCGCCTTTATTGACTTTGGATAAAACTCGTCTTGCAATTTTATTATAAGTTGATTCTTTAAAACTATCACCACCACTTGCTTGTGCCTCATCTACTAATAAAGCAAAGTCTTTGTGTTCTTTACCTGATAGAATTAAAATATTTTCATTTATATCATCAACTAATTGTTTTTCAATATCATCAGCCTCTATATCAGCCTTTGGTTTAGTTTTCCAATTAAGTCTATTACCTAATAGTCTTGCTACAGATTGATTTTCAACTTCAAATATATCAACTTGTATATTTTTATAACCTAGTTCTTTCATTGAACCCCATTTACCTCTACCATCTGCAGGCATTAGTTTACCTTGTTTATCCCTATAAAAAGCAGGTCTAGGTTCTCTTAAATCATAACCATTTTTTTTAATATCTTCTTTTACTTCAGCTATTTTTTTATTTTTAGCTGCTCTTACTTTTTGAACAGAATTAGTGACATCTTCTTTAAGACCCTTATCATCTGTATAATAATTATCCATTTTAAACATATCCCAATCAGCATTGATTGTTTCTATATATTTTGCACCTTTGACTAAAGTGCCGTCACCATATCTTTCTGGAAATATTTCTTTTAATTTTTCATTTAACTCTAAATGAATATCTTTAAATTTTGTACCTGATGGTACTATAAATTGATTTGACATTTTTGTTCTCCTATATTATTAGTTAGCAGTTTTTAATTGCCAATGTGTTTTATCACATTATTTTCCTTTCTATTTTTTTATTCTTATAGGTAGCCGCCAGAGAAAGGAAAGACGGCTACCTAATTTGAGAAAGTGAGAGAGATAGATTAATCGTCCTCAGCTAGTTTACTAAAATACGATAATGATTCATCATCATCGGTGGACGATACTTTCCCCACAGAGCCGTTAGAAGATTTGGGTACGTCATTACTGACAGGTGGGAGGTCAATATCTTCTACAGACTCCGTGCTTCTTGTTCCAGTAAGTACCTTATTCAGTTTCTCTTTGAGTTCATCATAAGATTTAAAATTACTAGGATCAATGAAGGGTTTTAGAGCATATTGAGATTTCCATAATGCGTCAATCTCCTCGTCACTAGGTTTTACCCTACTAACTTGCTCAAATTCAGATTTATCATAATTCCAATAACCGTCAACTTTTCTGATTTTTAGTTTAAAGTTTGCACCTTCCCAAAAATCAAATGGGTTAACTGCCTTTTCATCTTCAAATTGAGGATTCATTGCTTCAGTTATTTTATCAAATATTTTTTTACCATATTTGAATAAAAATACCTTACCTTCATTTTCAGGATGTTTTGGATCAGATACTACTAATACATTTGAATAGTATTGTAGTTTTCTTTTTCTTTTTCTTGCAATCTCTTTATCAGCTTCAATACCAGTATTCCATAATCTAGTATTTTCTTCTGACACAGGATCTTTTTTGTTTAATGTTGTTAAACTATTTTCAATGTACCATTGACCACCAGGTCCTTGAAATGCGTGATGCCAGACTCTTTGCCAAGGCATATCTTCGCCTTCTACAGCAGGTAAGAATCTTAATACTGCAAAACCATTACCTGATTTATCTAGTTCTGGTTTCCAGAATCTATCATCTTGGTACTTGTTTTTAGTTTCGGGTTTGTCGATTGTTTTTTCTAACTGTTTAGTTAGAACGTCAAAATTAGATTTTGACTTTTTGAGTGCTTCTAAAGCGTTTGACATTATATTCTCCTTTGTATATATTGTTGTATGTATTAATGTAAATATTAATATTAGTATTAATATTATTTATAAGAGTTCTTCCATTCATTGTAACCTTTTAACCAGTTTTTATGTGAAGTTTTACCCTTATCACCTTTTAATCTTCTTTTTAAAGATCGCAAAGTTCTTAATAAGAAGTTTATTAATCTTAACATAGTTCTATTGTATCATTCTTTCTGCAATTTGTCAAGCAGCTGTGCTTGAGTAATATAAGTTAGTGTTCTTAAATTAGTATCTTTCTCCCAAATACTCCACTCATTTATTTTTTGATTTGTAGGATTATTATCTATTGCTTTGTTAACTTTAAAAAACTTTCTTTTTCTTTCCCAATCCATAAGAGTGAACCATTGATTTACCCAATTATTATGAGGTGTTGCACCATTATCAACAGAAACATAATTTTTAGTACCTTTGTATAAATTATTAACTTTACCTGTATCAGAAACTAAATCGTGGCCAATCAAATAGATTTCATCTGGATCTTCTTTCTTACAAGCAATAAAACCAGAAGTGGCACCACACGCCCATCCGTGATCTTTATAATTTGGCATTACATCTTTTACACAATGAGATTTATCGTCTGGTTGTATCCAAGATACGTAAATTGATGAGTGATTTATTTTTTCTTGTACAATTTCTTTTGTGGCGTGTTTATAATCTCTTTTAATAGTTCTTAATACTTTAACCATACCTTTCATATTAGAACCGTGTATAACAAACTCCTGAGCATTACCTCTTTCGTTTTGTTTTACAAAATCAAACTCTTTTAATTCTTGTAATTCTTCATCAGTAGCAACACCTTTTAATGTCTGGTCAAACATCATAGCAGGTAGTTTTGTCCAGTTTCTAAAATAACATTCCTTTTTAAGAGCAATACCACTATGATATATTTCGTGTGATAT